CACGCTCATGCCGTCGGATGCGTGCAAAGTCACCTTGCTGCCCAGCTTGATGCTGGTGGCGGCAGCGGAGAAAGTGGTCTCGAAGACCATATCCTTGCTCACGCGGATGACGGGGATGATGTCTCCTGCAGTGCAGGCGCTGTCCTTCTCACACATGGAGATGTAAGTGGGTGCAGTGGTGCCGGTGGCGATGGCGAGGTTGCCAGCGCTCTGCACCAGCGCCATGCCCACCTTGGGAGTGATAGCCCCGCAGGGCAGATACTCGATGCCGGGCACTCTGCCGTCATCGGTGGAATGAACTTTGAAAGCCATAGTAAAATGCTCCTTTCGTTATTTCTTCACATACTTGTTGTAGTGCTGCTGGATTTCCGCGTCGGTGGCGTTAGGGTTGAAGGCGCGATAGGCCTCCTTCACGTCCGCCGGTACGGATACAGCGCCCGCTCCTCTGGTGGTGGTTTGGCTCAGATGCTGCTTGCTCTGGGCAGCGTTGATGGCAGCCTGTCTGGATGCCGCCGCTGTGCTGCTGGTCAGAGTGTCGTAGTTCGCCAGTTTGAAGGCATCCACAAGGTTGTTGCCCTTCTTCACCAGTTCGTAGAACTTGGGGTAGGTCTCCATCTTGGCGATGTCCTTCAGCTCCTTGATGCTGGGGTCGATGGCACTGATTTCCTTCAGCTGCTCATCAACTCGCATCCGCGCCTGCTGTTCCTGCGCCTGCTTCGCGGCTTCCTGCGCCGCCTGCTGCGCCTGCTTCGCCTCCCGGACTTCCGGCAGGTTGGCAACGAACTCGTTGAACTCAGCGTCCGTCATGCCGCTCTTCTTCAGAACGCGGGCTTTCTTCTCAGCCTCGAACTGCGCGCGGTACTCGTCGTACTCCGCCTTCGAGGTGATGGGCTTCTTGGTGTATGGGTTGGTCAGCCCGCTGTTCTTGAAGGCCTCGTCGATGGTGCGCTGGGCTTCCGCCTGCGCTTCCTGCTTGGCCTTCTCGATAGCAGCATCCCGCTCGGCTTCAGCCTTTCTTCTGGCTGCCGCAAAGCGTTTGCGCTCTTCAGGGGACTGCTCAGTGCCCTCACCGGCACCGTCGCCGGTGCCGTCAGCGGTCTCTTCCGTTTCGGCAGGGTCGGCGACTTCCTGCTCTTCTTCGCCTTGCGTCTCCTCGGTCTCGCTTGCAGGGTCGGCGACTTCCTGCTCGTTTCCGCCTTCGTCGATACCGAATACTGCGCCGTAGTCGATGGTGTCTTCCATATTGGTGCTCCTTCTGCATTTTTGCGCTATTGCTGCGAATATTTTGCGGGACAGTCTGTTCCCGGCCTTCATGCCACCGGGGAGCGCCGGGCGGTCTTACTTCTTGCCGCCACGCAGGTCGTTACCGGTCTTCACGGTGCTGTTGCCCTTCTTGCCGCCAGCGGGCAGAGGAGCCTTGACCTTCTGAGCGCCGCTGTTCTGGATGCTGCCAGCGTATCCCTTCTTGTTGCTCATCTTCTCGTCCTCCTTTCCCGGTTGTTCTCCTGCGTTCCACCGGCGTGCGGCGGGTGTCCCACGCCCGCCGCGTGCCGGTGTTCAGGAGGCCGCGCTATACGCGGATATGAGATGATTGCTTATATTTAGACAGCTCCGGGCTGTGCCGGTGCCGCTGTCTGCTGTCGTGCTGCCGCAGCAGCGTCCTGCTTCGCCTTCTGGATGACGGCCTGCGCCATGCGCGGGTCGATACCGTGCTGCTGGGCAGGCTGCTGCGCCTGCTGTTGGCGTGCCTGCATCTGCATCTGCAGCTGCTGCATCATCTGCTGCTGCGCCTGCTGCTTCTGCAGTTCCTCTTCCAGATAGCTGCGCGTCTCTCCCGCTCCGGGGTAGTGGAGCATTTCCATCTTCGTCCAGAACAGGATGAGCGTCTGCAGGCTTGCCGGGTCGCCGAAGGCTCCCGTCTGCAAATTCATGCGGGTTTCCTGCCACATGGCCTCGCGGTTGGATGCCAGCGGTGCCGAGGTGTCGCAGGAGAACAGGAACTGGTCGTTCCAGCACCACTCACCGGCAGCGTCCTTCTCTAAGAAGTCGTACCGGTTGAAGGTGTCGTACTTGGCGTTGCCGTGGATGTCATTGGAGACGACGGGGCGCGGCTCGTCAGTGTAGGCCAGTCGGAACTTGAACATAGCCTCGAACAGCGCAGCGTAGGCAGCGTCCTTCATCACGCGCTTGCTCTCCAGTCGTCCGGCACTCTGAGCTGCTGCGAACTCCTTGGCCTTGCCGCTGGTGGCCGTGCGGTCTGCACGGCCTTGGAAGCTGTCGGTAATGCCGATGACCTGCCGCGCCTCCTCGTACACTTGGTTGAGGTACACGAGGTCGTATTCTACGTTGCCCTGCAGGTCGTAGACATCAATCAGCGCTTTCGTTGCCGCATTGCCGGGTCGGATGACCTTCATATCGTCAGCGTCCACCTTGATGCTGGCCTCGTCCGGCAGCGTGATGTAGCTGCCGCTCTTGCACAGCTTGTCGATGATTTTGGCCTCGATGCGGTTGGTGGTGTTCTGCTGGTCTGCGATTTTGTCGATGTCGCTGTCGCCGAGGAATCTGCCGTACACGCTCACGTTCTTCTGCAGGATGACAGGAAAGATGTCCGGCTTGTAGAACGGAATGCGGGTCGGCTCCTCGATGACTTCCATCACCGGCAGCCCCAGCTCGTCAAACTCCGTTTCCGAGGGCACCGCGCGCTTCACTACGCCCGGAATCTGTCCGCCGCCTGTCAGGTCGATGGGGATGTAGACCTCCTCGAACTCTTCCTCGGTCTCTTCCCAGTTGCTGGCTCCGCAGTACGGGCATGTCTTGCCGCCGCCTCTGCGGTGCATAGGCTTGGCAGGCTCCAGCGCCGCCGCTTCCAGCTCCTCCGCCGAAACGAGCGAAGCGCCGGGCAGCTCGCCCGGTGCAAAATCACCCTCTGCAGGCTCCGATGCCAGCGGCTCTACCGCGCCGCACTTCGTGCAGCGTCTCAGTCGTCTGGCCTGATAGTCTTCGAGGTCTTCCAGCTCCGTGTCGTTCACCCAGCTGTACAGGCCGATGCCGCCCTTGTCGTTGCGGTAGTAGGCGATGTACTGGGTCACGAGGTCGTCTGCGGTGTTGTCGCCGTCGCTGCCCTTGATGTCAGGCTCCTGCTCCGTCTCGTCCTTCACGTCCACGCCGTACTTCCGGCGGATGTACTCCTTGGTCTGGGGGATTTTCAGGATGATGTAGTCCATGTCCTCCACGCCGGTGTATACGCCGTCCTGCGGGATGATTTGCTTGGGGTGCATGGTGGATACCACCAGCTCGCCGATGGTGGAGTGCGTGCGCCGGTTGTTGTCCCATTCCACAAGGAAGGCAGCGCCGCCCTGAATAGGCACCGTGCGCTCCATCATGTCATTGAGCTGTTCAAAGGGCAGTCTGTCCAGCTCGTTGCGCAGCATGTCCTCGATGAGTTTTGCCTTCAGCTCATCCTTCTGGCGGCGGGCAGTCACCTTCGGCTGGGGGATGTTGCTGTCGGTCTGCGCCTCGATAAGCTCCGCGCAGATGTTGCGCACATGGGGCGTGGTTTTCTTCCGCTCTCCGGCCACGATAGTCTTCAGCTCGTCGGTGCCGCGATACAGTGCCTCCCGCTCGTCCATGCGCGAGATTTCGCCGTCATAGGCGCTCTCGTTGCTTTTCAGACGTTCCTGCCACAAGTGCAGCTTCGTCTGGTCTGCCTTTTTCTTCTTCATGTCGTCCTCCTATCGTTGGGGTCGTCCCCAGCGTTTTATCAGCATCTCCCGCTCCGCCGGGGAAGCATTTTCGTAGTCCTCCCACTGGGATGCCGTCCACTTCACGCCCGCCGCGCCGTTCTGCCACTTGGTGTAGCGCTGCTGCGGCCTGATGTAGTGGGCGATGGCAAGGCTCATCACGCAGTCATCGTGTGCACCCGCCTCCGCTTCCGGCTTCCAGTCTTCGCCGCGCACGAAGGTCAGCATTTCCTGCAGCGTGGTCTGGTCGTTCACGATGGTGATGTCCTCGCGGGTGGCCTTTATCAGCTCAGAAATGATAACAGGGCGGGTCTTTGTTCCCGTCCAGAATCCGAAGCTGTGCTTGACGTTGTGGGTGTAGTCGTCGATGGTCTCCCGGACGTACTGCTTTGGGTAGCGCAGACGTTCCAGCTCCATGACCGGGTAGGTGGAGAAGTTCGTCTCGATGCCCACCAGCGCCGTGTTATAAAACACGCCGAGGCAGTAGACCTGCCGGGCGAATACGTCCTCGTCGAATTGGTGGCGCAGCATGCACACCTGCTTGCCGGTGCGATTGTCCAGCACCTGCGCCACGAAGCTGTCGCTGCCGTTTCCGGCGGTGTCGCCGCCGATGACATACGGCACGTCCTTCTCCGGCTCCTCGTAGATGCGGATGAAGCCGTCCTTGTCGTCCACCCACTGGATGTCTGTCAATTTCAGCCCTGTATCGGTGAAGGAGAAATACCCGGTCTTCTTCGGCTGGATGTTCTCCTGCAGCCGCCGTGCCACAGCCTTGCTGTTGAATACGCTCTTGCCGGTCACGCCCCACATGCCGAGGCAGTAGACCATGTAGTAATACTCATCCGTCTCTTTGAAGGCCTCCAGCGTCTGGATGGCCTCCTTGGACAGAAAACGGTTGTCCTTGTAGGTGCTCTCGTGGGTGCGCGTTCTGTCGATGGCCTTCTTGCGCTCTACCGGGTCTTTGATGTCGAAGTCGAAAAAGCGCTTCTTCAGCCAGTGGGTGATGCTGATGGGGTTGAAGCTCAGAATGATTTGCAGGTAGTACGGAAAATTCGTTCTCAGTCGGATGTCCAACTGGTTGAAGTCTCCCTCCAGCAGCTCGCTGGCCTCTTCAATCCAAACACCGGTGATGTCGTAGATGGACTTCAGCTTCTCCACGTCGTCGAGGCCTGCGAACAGTATCTCGCTGCCGTTCTTGAAGCGGATATACATGTCGCTGCCCTTGCCGCGCGGGATGAAGTCGATGTGCTCGGAATAGTAGTCGTAGGCCTGCCCCTTCAGCTGCTCGAAGCAGCTCTCGCGGATGGTCTTCGCCACTTTGCGGCATACCAGCCACCGGTGCCCCGGCTCCGACGTTACCCGCTCCAGCACCTTGCGGCCTGCAAAGATGCTCTTGCCGCTGCCGCCGCCGCCCTTCAGTACCAGATACCGGTGCGTATCCGCGAATAGTGGCATGAAGGTCTCGTTGTTGGTCTCGCACAGGCCGTTGTACCACGCAGCTATCTCATACAGGCGGTCTATCTCTTTCTTTTTCACGGCTCCTCACCAGCCTCTTCTTCTGCGAGGCTGTGTGCTGCTGCCGCCGCCTGCGCCGCCGCAATGACGGCCAGCTTCTCCTGTATGCTCAGCGGCTCCGAAGGCAGGCTCTTCCGGGTCTTGTCGCCCAGCTCCACTTCCTGCTTCTGCCGCCAGCCGTAGTTGTTCTGCAGGTTGAAGATGATGCCCTGCAAGCCCTTCTCGCGGGTCAGCAGCTGCTCTTCCAGATAGGCCTCGATGCGGGCGCGGGTCGTCTCCGTGATGCCGGAGAACTCCGGGTGCTGCTGCGGGTCGCAGTAGTTCTGCCATGTGCTCCGGTCTATGCCCAGATACAGGCACATGGAGCTGATGGACGGCGGCACGATGTATTCCGTCAGCTTGATTTCCTCGCCGTCATCGTTGAGAATGGCGCGTCCAAGGCCGTCTTTTGCCGGAACTGTGCGGCTGATGCTGCGGAAATACCGCTCGATTGCCTCGCTCAGTGCCTTTTTGCTGCCGTATTTTTTCGGTCTTCCTGTCTTCATTCCGCCGTTCCTCCTCTCCGGCGCTTATATGTTCGCGCGCGTGCGCACACGCAGGTGCGCGCTTGTCGTGGGGAAAAAGTCTTTCATGCTGCTGGCACCCGCCCGCTCGCCGTCTTTTCTGCAGCTTCCCTTGGGCGGGGCGCTTTTTATCTCGCATTCCGTCCTTCCATGCTGCACCGTATCACAAAATCCACGTCGCGGAGTGTCAACATTCAGGCAACAAAAAAGCGGGGCAGCCGCAGCTGCTCCCGCTCCTTGTCATAGCTTCCGTGGGAAGTTCTCGTAGTATTTTCTCACCAGCCTGTACAGCGTCTCCCGGCTGATGTAGTGCTTCATCGCCAGCGCCGTGGCCGTGGTGTCCGTCGTCACGAACTCGAACAATGCCTGATAGTGTTCGCCGCCGTGCTCGATGCACAGGTTGAGTATCTTCTGCTGTTCTCCCGCCGAAAGCTCGTTGTACATACGGGACACGAAGTAGATGTACCCCTGCCTGTTATAATCGACCTTTACGCCGCTCTTGTATCGGAACATCTTCTCCAGCCCCTCCTCGTCGTCAGTCCTCAGTACCCGGAAAACTCTCCCGGACAGTGCCCCCCCCGCAAGCAAACTCCACCGTGTGGTATCGCCCCTTGGGATGGATGTACACCACCGTGCCCTTCATCGGCACGGCCTTGGATTTGCCGCTCGCATCCTCTCCGTGGATGGTCTGCGGCGTGCGCATCACCTTGTCTCCGATTTTCACAGCGCTTTCCCTCCATGCCGGTACGGTCTGGTCTTGTTGTACTCGTGCTTAATGCGCAGCAGGCCGTCCACATCCACGCCTTCCTTGCCGCACCAGTCCAGAATACGGATAAGACAGTCCAGCATCTCCACTGCGATGCCCTCCGGCTTGCACTGGGTCTTGTCCTTGTGCTCCCAGTCGCATACATCGTCGTGCTCGCAGTAGCCGCAGCAGCCGTACACCATGGGCTTGCCCCCCCGGAACTCCTCCAGCGCCTCGCTCAGCTCGCTGTGGCACAGCGCCACGATGTCGCCGAAGCTGCGCGGCTCGTCCCACCAGCCATGTGCCACCGCGTTCTTGTGGATTTCGTCGGCCAGCGCATTCAACGGCTGACGACGCGGCATGCACACCGCTCGGTCATCCCAGTATTCCGTCGCAAAGATTTTGCGCGTGTCGTTGCCGAAGATTTCCTTCATCTCCGGCAGATGCTCATTCACGGCATCGAAGTGGATGCCTCTCTGGGCGCACCACTCCAGCGCAGCGTCCAGCTTTTCTCCCGCTCGGCATGTCCAGAGAATGATTTTGCTGCCCTGCGCCTGCTCCTGCAGCACTGCGCGCACCACCTCCGGATTGTCGTCTCCGATGTCCGGCCAGTTGTTCTCGCAAAGGCACCCGTCGAAGTCCACCGCGATGATGCGGTGCTTGGTTTCGCTCATATTCTCGTCCTCCTGTGTATGTTTTTTAACGGCATCTCTCGATGTCGCTGTTTATCGTCGCTTCCGCCGCATCTCGAAGTGTATGTAGGCTCCGCGATTGATATTGTTCCTGTACCAGTAGGCCTCCACCAGCTCGAAGTCCGGGTATCGCTCCTCAAACCACTGGTATGCGGTGCCTTCCTCGATGGCACCCGTGATTTCCTCGATGTCTTCCATGTTCAGCTGCCCGTCATACTGGGCAGGCTCCGGGATGACAAGGTTTCTGCTCTGATTCCAGCGCTTGTAGAAGTGCTTGTCCTTCGCCATGTAGTGGGCGAGGCCGGTCACGCCGTCATCCTCGAACTGCAGGCGCTTGCTGTTGGCGTAGCCTTTGCCCCACAGCTTCTCCATCTCGTCTCGGCTCATGCCCCCGGATACGATGAGGTGATGATGAACTCTGCTTGTCCTCTTTCCGTATTCCGTGCAGCTGATGTACTTCAGCTCCAGTCCCAGCTTCTTGTATCTGCGCTTCAGTCTTCGGATGAAGTTGTACACGTCCCGCTGGGCTTCCTCCTCGCTCACCGGCTCCTGTCCTTTCCGGTATGTGAGATGCAGGGCGATGTCATCCTC